CATTGCTGACATCTTCGAACCACCTCTCCTTGCGAGAAGTGTGCGATGGATTATTGGGTTCGCAGTCCCGGGGTGTTCCCGGGATGGTCCGGAATAGGTGGTCAAAGGAGTTAAAGGCTTTACAGCCTTATACCCCTTATCTACCCGTTCCGGGCCTGAGTACATGGTTGGAAAGATTCCTCTTTCTATCAACCAATTCAATTATCATTTCTAAGTTACTTTTTCAAGTCTCCCAGTTGATGATAGTCAAAAATGTAATCATTACTGCTTCAGCTTCCGAAGGGAAATCTTTCCTTCTCGACAAGCTGAAAATGTATTTTAAGAGTAAGAAAGGTCTTGGTTCACCTGCCCATTTATTAGAGATCACTTTGATCTCCAAGTTTTTTGCAAGTCTACCCCAAAACCTTACCTTCATCCTCTGTGGTGATCGTTATCTCTTTGAGTTGATACGTTTTGTCTCATCAGAATTATCAGTTTTAACTGATGTTATTCCTGACTTTACAAAAAGATTTGATTTCACAGAGCAATCCAAATTGCTCTTAAACACCTGTTCTTTTCCTCGTTCTTCCTTCGTTAAGTTTGTTAAGTACCATACGGCTTGTCCTATGGCATACATCTTGAAAGAGTCACTTCCACCTAAACCTCTTGGTTTTCCTGGACATTTCCTTCTTTGGACTGGCTCTATCAAACGTGTTCTCAAAAACATTCTAAATCGAAGAAATTTTCAATCAGACAATAGTCTTTCACTTAAACTTTCTCTAGGTTTTCTCCAGGGTATCAAACGTGGCTGTGCCACTGTTTCTGATTCCTTTTTACGAGATGAGTTAGTTTCTCATGTGATCTCTATGACTACTGTTCCTACCTTTGTACCTCACAAACTTTGGATAGATAAAAACACTCGTTTACCTCTCTCCGAAGTTGCTTTTACACCAGACCAACGGTTTTACACTGACGCCTCAACTTATGTACCTCTTCAGGTCACAGTCGATGTCATTCGTCAAACCTTTGAATCCTGTCTCAAAGCAGTGGTTAGACCCCCTAAGCCAAAAACAGCTGAACAAGCTTTCTCATCTTGGAATCCCTCTCTTGGGACTTTCCGAGACTCGTTGAAACCTTCGTTCTTCCTGAATCAAGCTTTTGAGCCTTCCCACAATGCTTGTTTTGAGAACCCTCGTGGAGAGGGTGGTGCTTATGAGTGTTTGGTTCAAAGTCAGGGACTCCGTCTGATTGAATCTGAACCCTTACTTGTTAAGGGGAAATTTGTAACTAATGAAGCTTATGAGCTTCCAAATGTGGATTTGATGTTATCGCAAGTCAGACTTAAGGCCTCTACTTCTTGTTTGGAGGCCCTTAAGGATGAAGTTGGTGATTTACGATTCTGGGGTGATGCTAGTTTTCTTCCTGATTTCGATCGTTTGATCGATGAGTCGAAGATGAAGACTGGTGTAATCCCATTATCCGAACCTTTAAAAGTTCGTGTAATTACCAAAAGTGAAGCTGTTCCAGCTTACCTTGCAAAAGCACTTCAAAAACGTATGAAGGCATTCATAAATCGATTCCCTGCCTTTGTTCTCACTACTCGTCCTCTTCTGGTATCTGACTTTCGTCAGGTCTGGAAATTGGAAAAGACTATTGAGGACTACTTTGGCATTAAACTCGATTTTACTGACCATGTTTCTGGTGACTATAAAGCTGCTACGGATAAACTCAACATCAACTTTACTAAGCTGGTGTTCGAGCGTTTCCTTGATGCACTAAATGTTCCCCAGGAGGACCGCGATGTTTATCGCTCAGTCCTTTATGAACAGCGTCTTTTTTACCCCAAACGTTATTCCACTTTCCTTCGGAAGTCAGAGGTTGGTTCACTTGACAAGACACCTGATGGAGATCTTTTCTCTATCGACCAAGTTAATGGACAATTGATGGGTTCAATCCTATCCTTTCCTGTCTTATGCTTGGCCAACTTAATTTGTTACAAGTGTGCCCTCGATGAATACATAAATCTTGGAAATACTGGCCCTCGTCGCCATGTTAATGTATTTTCCTTACCTTGCCTTATCAACGGTGATGATATCTACTTTCGTTCTAACCCTGTCTTCTATAAGATATGGTTAAAGTTCATAACGATTGCTGGATTTCACCTTTCTGTAGGTAAGAATTATGTTCATCCTTCTGTTTTTACAATTAACTCTCAGTGTTTTACCTACGTGAACGAATCTGATACTATCCGTGAAACCACTTATTTGAATGTTGGCCTACTTATCGGTCAATCAAAAAGTGGTGTTGTGGGGGAGAAACTACCTGTCTGGGATCTTTATAACAAGGTCTTAGCTGGCTCCTACAACAAGTTAGAGGCTCATAAACGTTTCCTCTACTATCACCGAGATAGCATCGCTCAAGTAACAAAGAAGGGTAACTATAATCTCTTCCTTCCTAAACTTTTGGGTGGACTTGGCTTTGTGCGGCCTTCATTGGATATTCCAGTGAAGATTACCCCTTTCCAACGACAACTCGCCACCTTCTTTCATAATAAGATTACCTCTGCTTACCACAAACCTGTTTTAAGTTTGTCTATATCAAAGGCTCGTATTATTGATGAAGCTTTACCAAAAGTCTATGAAACTTATCAGGGAGAACCTATCATAATGTCTGTAAAAATTGGTGAACCCATTCCTATGGGCTTTACACTTCAGTCACAGATTGTTGATAAACCTCTCCTTATGTGCCATCAGTTTGAACTTGGACACATGGAACCTAAATTGGCCTTTCGATCTATCACATCTAGTGATTTGAAAGAATTCCGATCGTCAACAGCTCGCTCTTTTAAAGGAGAGACCTGTTGGTTTGGTCTGGAGGCAGCCGAAAAGGGTTTATATCCATACGTCTTTGCACAATCTGACACATTTGATCAGGCCTCATTTGAGGAAAATGAGAAATTAGTTATCTCAAAGACCATTATAAGCGATGTAGTAGAAGGAGTCCTAGACTCAGTCTCAGGTGATCTTATAGATCACCTTTTTTAATCATCTACATGCCGCTTCCAAAAAATATCCAACCGATGAAGAAAAGTTCAAAAGTTAAGGTTTCCGTAGGGAATAAACCTAAACCTATGAATAGAACAAATCAAAATTTGAAGAATGTGATTTCGGGTACTGGACGTTTGAGTCTCTCTTCTGGGAACTTTAACTCCTCCACCGGGAAGAAATCGCACCTTATTTGTGAAGACGAATATATTGGTGAAATTAATGGTTCAGTTGCCTTTGCAACCACAGCCTTTTCCGTTAATCCAGGACTCTCAACCTGCTTCCCCTGGGGAAGTAGACTTGCGGATCTTTATGAACGGTATAATTTCCTCCATCTTGAATTCTACTATCGTCGGCAAGTTTCCGAATTTGCCACTAATGGAACATCAGGGAAAGTTATCTTATCTTTTGACTATGATGCGTTGGACTCACCTCCTACCAACAAGCAACAAGTGGAAGATACTGACCCTCATGTGGACGGTATGCCTTGTACTGAATCTTTGTTTCTCCGTTTGAATCCCTCTGATCTCAAACGTGCTGATTCATTGTATATACGTTCAGGCGCACCTCCATTAAACAGTGATCTCAAGACTTACGATATTGGTAAGTTATATGTCTCTACTCAAGGTAATGTTAATACCAGTGTTATTGGTGAATTACGTGTTAGGTACAAAGTTCAGGTTTTTACACCTGTTCTTAATCCAACTGCACTCACTTATTACCCTGGTTCCTCTTTTGCCATCCGGTCTTCTACATTAGGTGAACCTGCCGCTGCAACTACTGTCTTTTCAAAGATTTTAGTTTCTACGGTTAATTCACCTGTTGTGACCACAAATGGTATTGGAGCAACATTCGAGCCCGTGCTCGGCCAAATTCTTTTACCCTCTGGTATATATTTACTTCATGCATCCATGTTAACTCATGGATCTGCAGTTGATGTTACTAATGCAATCATTCTTCACAATAGTTCCGTGGTGACAGCTGGTCCAGTTATTCAGACTCCTCATAACGAGCAGACTGAAATTGCTGGTCCAGCACTTCACTATCCTTCCACAAGTTCTATAACAGCTTTAATCTGGGATACTTCTATCCTAGGGACATCTGTGTACTTGAGCGGGAAAGCTACTTATGCTTCAGGAACTGCCACACATATGGCAATGATATATATTAATCTCATCTAGGGAATATCTTTTTGGATCTTTAATTTGATTGAAAGGAATCTACGGCTTATGAGCCATACTTTAAAACCAATCATGTACTCAAACC